GGCACAATAACCCCACCGACGTGTCAGCTACCGCTGACAAGAGGCACAATAACCCCACCGACGTGTCAGCTACCGCTGACAAGAGGCACAATAACCCCACCGACGTGTCAGCTACCGCTGACAGCAGACACAATAGCCCCACCGACGTGTCAGCTACCGCTGACAGGAGGCACAATAGCCCCACCAACAAGTAATAATTTCATTATTACGTTATGCCACATTATGCAAGCTGAAAAAATTATATGCTATCGCGTTTGCATTAGAAGCAAAGTAAATTAATCTTATTAATAGTAGTTAAACTTCGTTTAAAATAACTTGCTTTTTATGCAAATATATAGTATCATAAAAATTAGCAAAACGCAAAATGAAAAATCTAAAAAAGTTCTTTCCACAAGAATCCTCACCAATCATAAAACTAATTCTTCGGTTTAAATCATGGATTTATAACGCTCCTGTACCACCTGAGATTAAAACTTCTAAAAATCGAAGTACAGAATTAACTAGTGTAAAAAGCATTTGTGGTAAGTGTGGAATGGAGATTCCTTGGGTTGAACAAAATAGAAGACAAACTGCTGCTTGGGCATGGAAAATTATCCACCCAATAGAATGGAAAAATAAAAGATATTATACTTTCTTAACACGAATGGGTGTTTCTGTTTCAAAAGAAAGTTTTAATTGTTTAAATTGCGGAGAAAAACATTACTCTGCATGGTGGGCGCGCGTTGGAAGAATACTATTAATTGTTTGGTTTTAAGAAAGGAGCAATAAATGAAAGAAAATCCAGAAGATGATATAGTGTGGTTACTATTTACTTTAATAGGATCAGCCTTACTTATCTCATTCATTATCAATGTTGGAACATAGCTTTTTATGACAAATTTAATAGTTGTTCACTTTGTATTATGGATTTTTGTTCCCACACCTTGGGAATATGAAGGAGTAGAGGCTACCATTGGATGGTTTCCTTGGAAAGCTTACGAAACTAAAAGTGCTTGTGAAGATCAAGTAGCAAGATACATCGCTTCAAAAAATACATTAGCAGAGTGTCACAAATCCATCTTAACACCGACTATCTATGGTACTAAACCCAATGGTAATGGTGGAAAATTTCATCTTAAAAAAATTGGTAAAGTTTTATAAATAAAGGAGTTATTATGTTTTTATTAATATTTTTGTTAATTTTTGGTAGTAGTATAGCTGTTTTTTCCCAACAAGAAGGGTATTATCACAGATCGGAACATGGACGATCAGAGTGGGTTTATGTTGGCCCACACGACTGTAAAAGTGGAAAACAGTCCGACGGTTCTTACGCAATTCCTTTTAATGGAAAAATTTATTTTAAACAAGTTAATAAAGACGGAACCGTAAACAAAGTAACTTGTGATAAGGAGTAAAAATCGTGGTTTGGTATGAGGCACACCAAAGTCAAAAAGAAGATGGATTTATTATAGGACACGCACACGGAACAGTAATTGAAACTGAGTATAATGACCAACATGATCCTGTAATTAAAAAACTAAAAGAAATTTGTAAGGAAAATTGTACTTCTAGCTGGAGTATAGGACATTTTCCAGCTAAACATAAGGGAATTACCTTTAGATTTTTTAATAAACACGACATTAATATCTTTAACACCGCTTTAGAACAACTAAATGAGAAGACACAATGAATTTAGAACTTGGAGAAGCTTACTCTAAACCTAACGGAAACGTAATAAAAGTTACCCTTAATGAGTTTAATAACATAGTCTATCTTCATATTAGAGAGTATTCACTAGACGGAGATACTGGGTACTGGTTTCCAACTAAGAATGGATACGCTTTACTAGCTGACGAAGTCAGCTCTGTGATTCCTCTCCTCCAAACAGCAGAAAAAATAATTAGTCAAAAATACGAACGAAATCCACAAATATCGTTTGATTTTGAAAAAGGAAAGTGAGTAAAAATGAGCGTAAAAGCCTGGAGCGATGAAGAAGAGGCTAAATTAATTAAACTATACAAAGAAGAAAATCAGAAAGATGTTAATGAATTAGCTGAACATTTCGGTAAAGGATATCGTTCTGTTATCTCTAAATTAGTTCAATTAAAAATTTATGAAAAACCTCGAAATGATGAAACTCGTCAAATTATGACAGTTAAAACCATGCTTCGAGATATAGAAGCTCTTCTCAGCATTAAAATTGATGGGACCAATCTCAATAAAAAGAGTAACTTAATTAATTTAGTTACTGCTTTAAAAGAACGCCTTGCAAAATAAGTCTTGTTATATACCTAAATTTAAGTTATAATTAAACAAGATAAAAAACGAGGCGTTAATGAATTATCAGGAACTAAAAGAAACTGTACTAAAACACGGTCATTTTTATTATGATCTTCATCAAATTCAAATCAGTGATGAAGAGTATGATATTTTGTACAATAAGTTAGAAGCAGTAGAAACAGCTCAGGGATGGGCTGATCCTGATAGTCCAACTATTAGAGTCGGTCATTACGCTGGAAAAGTAAGACATCCATTTCCGTTGTTTTCCTTAAAAAAAGTCTATGATATAAAAGAAATAGACAACGAATTTAATGTGGTAACGCCAAAATTAGATGGAACTAATTTAACTGTTATTTATCAAAATGGTAAGTTTCAAATGGCGCTAACCAGAGGTAACGGAGAATATGGAGATAATGTCTCACATTTAGTTAAATACTGTAAAGCAGTACCAAAATCTATTCCTAGTCACTATAACACTTTAATAGTAACAGGTGAGTGTGTAACTGATAACAAAGTAGAAAATTTTAGAAACTACGTTAGCGGTGCGCTCGGACTAAAAGATCCTGAAGAATTTAAATCTCGCAATATCAGTTTTATCGCGCATGATTCTTTAGGAACTAAATTAGATTACACTATTAGAATGAATTTAATTGAAAACTTAGGTTTTCAATCCGTCTTCAATCAAAAACTATGTGAACAGTATCCTCAAGACGGCATAGTATATAGAATAGATAAATGGAAACGATGTCAAGAACTTGGATATACTTCAAAACATCCAAGATTTGCTATCGCTTTAAAAGAAAGAGGAACGCTTACAGCAACCACCTCTTTACAAGACGTGATCTGGGTTATTGGTCGCACGGGAATGGTTAACCCCATCGGAGTCATCGATCCTGTGGAGATCGACGGGGCTATCATCGGGAGAGCAACTCTTCACAATATTGGATTTATCGAACAGCACAAACTTGGGCTTGGTGATATTATCGAGATCGAAAGGTCTGGCGGGGTAATTCCAAAGTTCAACAGAGTTCTAAACCATCTCCATGCCAGTACCAGAATTGAACAAAGACATGCCGAAGAGGCCGTTGGATATACTCTTCGAAGGGTCGGCCCAAGACTTTACTGTAGTGACGCATCGCAGCACGACTCGGTAAAAGGGCTTGAATATTTTATCAGAATCTTAGAAATTAAGGGTCTGGGGCCTAAATCCATAGCCAAGTTACAGCTAACCCATCCTACGGATCTTTATCGGTCGCAAGAATGGCAGACGCTCGGGGTAAACGGTCAAAAAATACAAGCCGAAATAGAAAGATCTAAAACTAAACCATATCATATGGTATTAGCTGCTTTAGGGATTCCGGGAGTCGGACGAGGAACCGCGAGACGAATCGTGACTCACCTCCCACAATTCAATCGGCTGCGAGAGATTGAATTAGCACAAATAACAGGGATTGGACCTAAGACTGTCGACTCCATTCTCGCGTGGTTAGATGTCAACGAAGAGTGGGTCACCACCCTACCTCTTCAGTTAAAGCAGGATCAGAGCGTTGACGCCGTTTTACAGTCCTCCGGCGGTAAAAAATTGTGCGTAACCGGAAAATTAGACGTAACACGAGGTGAGTTGACTGAAATTCTTAGTCAATTCAATTATCAAGTTACTAGCACAGTCACTAAAGACTGCATCGCTTTGATTTCTGCTGACACACAGACCAAAAGTTCAAAAATGACGAAAGCCCAAAAATTCGGAATAAAAATTATCGACTACTGGGCAAACCGACAGAACATATTGAACGGAAAGCTTTAACTAAGTAGGAAATAATTTCACTTTTTTCTTGCCTATTTGTAAAGATAAATATATAATCAAAGAAGAGTTGGAAAAAACACCAACTGAACAAAAACTAAAACATGAGGGGAATATACTTAAATGAGTAAATTCGAATATACTGATGAGATGGTTGCTCGTATGGAGCAAGTATCTTCGTCTGGAGTGACCGAAGAGGTTATCCAGACACTCTGCGACGAGTTTGAGTTCCCACGTCGGTCAGTTACCGCTAAGTTGCGGAAACTTGGATTTGACGTTCCGAAAAAGCCTGGAGCTGCCCCCGTTTTTTCTCCCGAACAAACGGATGCGCTTCGACAGTTCCTTTCGGATAACTCCGGCACGTATACTGCCGAAGAGATTGCTACAACCTTTGCTGATGGTAACTTTACCGCCCGCCAGATCAATGGAAAAGCGCTCTCGCTCGAAATGACTCAGCACGTTAAACCTGCTGAGAAAAAGGTCACTCCGAAGACCTATACGCCTGAAGAGGAATCTACCATTAGCTCAATGGTTTCTGGCGGTTCTTATCTCGAAGAGATTGCCGACGCAGTTGGCAAGACAGTAGCTTCTGTTCGAGGCAAGCTACTAAGCATGGGCCTTAAAGCACCACAGCGTGACAAGAAGGCTTCTAAGAGCGATCCTTACGAAGGGATCGAGAACCTGACTGATCAGACCGTAGACCAACTTGCCGAGCATTTTGGTAAGACGGTACGAGGAGTTAAAACGGTTCTTACACGACGCGGTCTTAGTGCTGCAGATTACACTCCAAAAGCGGCTGAGTAATCTTTTAGAACTCTTAGTAAAGAAAGCGGCGGTAGCAACCGTCGCTTTTTTTTATTTGGGAAAAATGTTTATGATGAATCTTCACGAAGTTAATGAGGAAACCATTGACTATATACTATCTCTACCCGAACTTGAACGGTTAACTTATTACAGTTCGCTAATAAATAAGTTTTACCCAAATATCACTAAAAACACCTTATGTTTTGAAAGACTCTTAAAAGCCTATGAAACTAGTTTTGTTGTTGAAAAACTATACCGTAATAACAAGTTTTTTAAAGAAGGTTTTACAAATGTTTATACAAAAACTGGATTATTAAGAAATATTATATCTGATCTCTATTTTGCAGATGACGATTTAATTACACATTAAATCAAGAGTTTATAGCTTTTCCAACAAATTCAATATTGACTAATACTTTTTTATACGTTAGAATATAGAATGTCTAATTTGTAAAAAGACTATATTTTTATTTTAGTTAGACTGATAATTTTTAATTATCAGTTTTTTTTATAATTAAATAAGAGGAAAAAATAATGTTCGCAAAAGCAGAAATGGTATGGGTAGACGACCTGATCCCATATGTTTATGAAACAGAAAAAAGACTACAAGAATTAGAGCACTCTGTTAATATGTTAGAATTAGGATGTATAGCATTAATAGTGCTTTCATTTTTTCTCATAAGAAGATTATTTTTAAGGAAAAAATAATGTTAGAAAGTAGAGAATACCTAGTACTGGCAGCATTTACACACGAAATGAATGAAATTAGTTTTAGACTACAGAACACTAAAAAAAATAATAGAGGCTATCCTACCCGCGAAGCAGAAGACGCCCAATTACTTAGCGCCAAAAAGTATATGCAAGATAGGATTCGAGAATTAAAAAATAAGAGCGGCTAAAACCATATTTAATTTGACTACTCCTCCTTTTGTAATATATAATATATATAAGTGAAAAATATGACAAAAATTAAACACGATATACCTGAATCCAAAATTAGACAAGCTATTTGGATGCTAAAAATAGATAAAACGAAAAAAGCTATCTGTACACATTTAGGAATAGCTTATAATACAAAACGACTAGAAAGCATTATTACCGAATTTAAAGAAAAAGAAAAAAGAATCCAAACACTAAAAAAAGAAGCCCAAGCCAAGCCTATTTCTGAAGATACGGAACAACATATTATTTCCGAGTATCAAAACGGAAACAGTTTAAACGCACTTGCTACAACCCTTTATATAACCTCATATCGAGTCAAAAATGTTTTATTAAAAAACGGAGTTCCTTTCCGCGCCAGAAAAAAGAAAGGAAAAGCAAAAGTAAGTCATATCAAACAGGATTTAGATATTAAATTTAATATCGAAGATAAAGTATTTATTGCTCCAACCAGTGAGTTTGGGATAATTAAGCATGTATACGATGAAAAATGGATAGAATATCATAGTGAAAGTTATCACTCACGATATGTTGCACTTCCGCCTCTTAAAAAAGCAAGAAAAAAGTATGGCGAAGATTACGAAGGAATAGAAGATGTACATTGGAATATTTACTGGGATTACGATAATGGAGAATCATGGAAGTCTTACGCTATAAAACAAGAACTTAAAAGACAACAAAATAACCTTATTCAATACGGAATAGAATCCTATGGCTTATACGTTTTAGGAGAACAGGGACACTGGAGCGAGCGTCCCAGATACCAACTTTTTCCAGTTGCAAACGGCAACAGTAATTAATGGCACTAGACTTACAAAAAGTTACTCTAAGAAAACTTCTTGAGTCGCAAAATCACGATTTTTTTACAAAATTAGTTCCTCAATTTTTTAGTGGAACTAATATTATTTTATACTCAAAAATAGAAAATTTTTATAAAGCTCATTTAAAGTTACCATCTGTTCAAGAAATGGTAATGCTAAATAAAGATGAAGCAGTTCAAGAGTACCTTGAAATTCAAATTCTAAGTGAAGACAATAACGTTCCTCATATAGAAGATGATTTTTTAGTAAGCCAACTTCAAGACTATTTTATCAGAGAAGAAACCATTTCTTTTTTAGATAAGTTTATTGATAACTTAGAAGACTTAGAAAAAATAGAAATAGTTGATCAATTCCAAGATCACTTACTAAGTATGAATAACGCAATTCCAACATCAGACGAACTTTATGATGTTGCAGATTTAGAATTCTTCCCAGGAGTTCAAGATTTTCGTTTATTTCCCTCTGGTTTAAGTGCCGAGTACGATGCTGTAAATGGCGGATTTGCAACTCAAGAACTTGTTTTACTAGGAGGAAGACGTGGGTCGGGAAAATCTATCATTAGTCTAAATTGCGCTATTGAAAGATTTATGCAAGGAAACACAGTTGCGTTCTTTACAATTGAAATGAGATATAAAGAAGTTCACGATAGACTTTTAAGTATCATTAGTGATGTACCTTTTTTAGATATTTATAAAAATAGGTTATCAGCAACACAAAAAATTCAAATGGCAGAAAGTAAATGTAGAACTTTCTATGAAAAAAGCGAATTTGTAGATAACAAACTAAAAAAATTAAAAGACGATTTAAATTTTAAACATTTTGAAGAATCATTTAAAATCAATAAACCTAAAATGTTAGATCGTAGGTTTTTTATTATAGATGATGCAGCAATTTCTATTAATAGAATTGACCATTATTGTAATATGTTTCATACAAAATACAATAATTTTACAATGGGAGTAGTAGATTATATTAATATCGTTAAGTACGAAGATCAAAAAGACTGGAAATCTCAAATTGCAATTGCCGAATCATTAAAATTAATGAGTAGAAAATATGATATAACTATGTTTAGTCCGTATCAAATTGACGCAGGAGGGGAAGCAAGATTTGCAAAAGGCATATTAGACAGTGCAGATAGGGGATTTAATTTCTTTCCACCTAATCCAGATGACGACGCCAATCGTATCGTAGTTCATACTACTAAAATCAGAAATGGACGAGCTATGAACTTTGATATTGGAATGAATTGGGAATGTACTAAAGTAATATCAACAGATAGCCAGTTAATTAATGAAAAACCACTAGGAGTAGCCAAATACGGCTCAGAATCAGAAAATGACCTTAAAAACTAACCAACACAAAACATTTAACGAAACGCCTTTCGCCCGTGCAGAAAACAGAATTTTTAAAAAAACTGAATACTGTATAGTTCTTTATGATAAATATCCAGTATGTGAAAATCATCTTTTATTTATTCCTAAACAAAAATATGATTATTATATCTGTAAAGCTTTTGAAGAAGCTTTTGAAGAAGGAGAAAGTCAAGTAGAAAATAAAAAAATTGATGGATATCATTTAGGTATTAATATGTATGTGGCAGGAGGGCAAAGTATTATGTGGCCGCATGTTCATTTTATTCCCAGACATTATGACGATAGTGACGGTCCTTACATTGGAAGCGTTCGATTAGCTAGAGTAGGCGGTAGAATACCCATGTCTTACGAAAATCACCCAGAACACTATTCTTGGAAAAAAGCACTAGGACTATGAAAGAAATTTGGCTTATTATTGCAATCTGGTCTGGAGGAGACGGGAATGACTGGTTTCATTTTCCTAGCCCCATATTTGAAAACCATAGTATTTGTACTCGATACGTGCTTGAAAATTACTGGGATTTAAACTTTGACGTAAACGAAGCTTATCTAAAACCGTTTAAAACTAAAAACTTTTTTTTCTGTATAGAAGAAAACGAGTGGAACTATATACGTAAAAAGTATCCAAACCCCTGGGAAACGTACTAATGACAAAATTTAAAAAAATGCATGCTTGGGAATATGCTCACGGTCAAAGAGACTTATTTTTAAAAACCCTACTTAAAGTGGAAAAACTTGCTGAAAAAGGATTTATTAATTCTCAAGGAGAAGTACATCACAATTTTGATCGAGGATATAATGATATTTTTAACCAACAACTTAATGTTATTAAAAAGGTATTAAAAGATGTATGAAACGGAAACCTTAATTAAAATACAAAAACTTGCGGAAAAAGGTATAGAGCATATTATGAAACATGCACATCCTAATCCTGGAGATGGAAGATTACTAATACATACATTTGTATCTTATGATGCGGAAAAGACAGCACAGATATTCCAAGAACAACTTAATATAATTAAAAAAGTATTAAACGTATGAAAATAAAAATATGTAATAAAGACCCCGTATTTCCGTTCCTCCTAGTAGACAATTGGTACACTAAAAAAGAACTAGAAAAAATTTGGAAAGAATTAAGTTTTTATACTGATTATGAAACAATGCCAAATGCAGCAGAAGGACTGGCAGCAAAAGACGAAGAAGGTAACTCTAAAGCCGATTGTTATAGACTATACCCAGATGAAGTTTATACCCAAAAAGGCAGAAACACAAGCTATATTTTAAGATTTCAGCAACCAAAAATATTTTCTAATAAAATAAAACAAGCATTTCAAAAAACTAGTCCTGTGTACAGAAATTGGCAATCCTGCGACAAAGATAACACGATAATTAGTTATTATGAGAACAATCACCATTACCATTCTCATTACGATAGCGCACAAGTAACAGCCTTAATATGGTTATACATAAAACCAAAAGCGTTTAGCGGGGGAAATCTCACTTTCACCGACAGTAATATAAAAGTGAGATGTAGATATAACCGTATGGTAATGTTTCCAGGTTTTTATGAACATCAAGTAGACCCCATAACTTTAAAAAAGAAAAAAGCAGGATTAGGAAGGTACTGCATTACCCACTTTTACAGCAATACTCGATAAAACAATGAACAAAAAAATTACTAAAATACTTACAGTTACTATTCTGATTCTTTCTTCTAATAACATCAATGCAAAGGAAGATCAATCAAACCTTATCTTTAACGCAGACGGTATTATAAAATTATTTGAAAAGAATCACTTAAAAAATATCGAAAAAAGAAAAATATGGTGGGAACGAATGGTTCGTGGTGAAGTAGGAAAACATAGATTCTATATTCTATGTTCGATGAAAGATGGAGAATGGAAACGACTAGATGATGTACGAAATTATATAGATTTCAAGAGCACTATACCAGGTGTTTACACAACTGCATCCTTAATGACCGTGTTTGAACTTATGAGAGCTCAAAGAGTTCCTAAGACACCTTATTATAAACCAAAGCTAAAAACAGAAGGAGAAGGTTGGATACAGAAAAGTCGTGATACTGAACCGTATGGTGTAAACACGAAATGGAGAATACATCCAGACGTACTTCCGTTTCTGTATCTACTCCTACTTAGCTGTCCAGAAGACAATAGCTGTGAGATTAAATAAAGTGACATTTAGTGATTTTTTTGGGGTTTTTATAGTTATAGGCTTGTATGTTTTGTATGAAGTATATCGTTGGAAAAAACATGAGAAAAAGATGGAAAACTATGAAATAGAATATTTTACCCCTAGTTCTTATACTAATGCGGTAATTGAAACAGATAACCCATATATAAAATGCGATAATGATCATCCAATAGTCTATTATGAAATGGGAGATGAAGGTTTCGTAAATTGCGGATATTGCAATACAAGATATGTGTATAAAAATGACTAATTTAACTGAAATTTTAGAAGAAAAACACGTTTTTTACAAAAAAACCAATAATCCAGTAGAAATTTTAATTAAATGCACTCATGGCACACATACGGACGAGAATCCAAGTCTAAGTTATAACCTAGAAAATAATATATTCCATTGTTGGAGTTGTGGATTCAGTGGAGGAAAAGAAAAATTTCTTAAAAGTATAGGAATTCAAACTAAACTAACATTTGATAACAAACAGCCTTATAAGATACAAAAAATTAAGCGCAAAATAAGAAAGTTATTAGAAAAAAATACCATAGAGTTACCCACTAAGTACCAAACAGCTAAAGGAATGTGGAAAAACATTTCAACTAAGACTATAACAGAGTTTAAAACATTTTTTACTGAAGAATACGGTTTAAACGACTACATTTGTATTCCTATTTACCAATTCCACAAGTTAAGATTTATTGAAGCTCGACATAGATTTGGTGGAAAAAGTAAACCCAAGTACTTACGTAGACCCGCAGGTGCTTCTGTATTAAATGTATTATTTCCTTTAGACAAACTTGCTCCTACTTCAGAAGTTATTATAGTAGAAGGATTATTTGATATGCTAAACTTATGGCAACACGGCTATCGCAATACACTATGCACTTTTGGAACTCAGAGTTTCGGAGAAAAAAAAGTTCGTCTTTTAGACGAGTTAGGAGTAACCTCAGTTCAAATAATGATGGATGGAGACTCGGCGGGGTCTTTAGCTGCTAAAAAAATTAAAAGGTTGTTGGAAAAAAATGACTTTCAAACTAATATAATTCAACTTGCTCAACATCACGATCCAGGAGATTTAAGCCCAGATGAAATTAAATATTACTTGTCAAATTCTAACTAAAAGAGTATAATGAAAATATGAATAATTCAATTGCCTTTGTTTTTGCTTCAGCATCAGAAACCAATCCTACTAGAACGTTAGCCGAATATGATAAAAAGATAGGAGCATATGACGTTCATTTTTTATGCTCTAAAGAAAAAGAAAAAATTCTTAAAAAAGATATAGACCTAGACTTTTCAGTATTTACTGATTATAAAGTTATTTGTCCTGTAGGGGCTGAAGCATTAAAATATGTTACAGGGTTAACAGGGATTACTAAATATAATGCTCATTTTATAGAAAAACGCTATATTCCTGTTATTCATCCTAATCTTACAGTTTTCAAACCCCAATACAAAGATGAAATTAAAAAAGCATTCTCTAAAATTGAAAAAGTAATAACAGGAGAAATAGATTCAACACAACATGACAAAAACTACAAAACTATTGATAACTCTGAAGATTTTAAAAAGTATTTAGTAATACTTCAAAACAGTTCAAAAATCGTTGTTGACATTGAAACAACTTCCTTATCACCTAGAAAAGGAAGTGTACTAGGAATCGCTTTAAGCACGCAAGAACACGAAGGATTATACGTAACTGCAGAAGTAGCAGAAATCTTTATAGAAGAACTTGATAAACTTTTCAAAGAAAAAATTTGTATATTCCATAACTCCAAGTTTGACATGAGCTTTTTAGAATATGAATTTGGATTTGAGTTTCCTCACTTTGAAGACACTATGTTGCTTCACTACTGTTTAGAAGAAGCTGTTGGAACTCATGGTTTAAAAAAATTAGCTATGAGATTTACAGATCTAGGAGACTACGAAAAAGAGTTAGACGACTACAAAAAAGCTTTTGCCAGAAAAAAGAAAATAAAATTAGAAAATTTTAATTACGGAATGTTACCTGTAGAAATACTAGCTCCATATGCATGTAAAGATGCTGATGGCACATTTCAACTCTACAACAAATTTTACCCATTAGTTAATGAAAATGAAAAATTCAACACACTCTATGAAACCATTCTCAAACCCGCAACATTAGCGTTAGCTAAACTGGAATACAACGGAGGACCAATTAGTGTTGATCACGCATTAAATTTACAACATAATTATGAAATTGACATAGAAGAATGTATTAATGAAATTTCTCTAGATGAAAGTGTACAAGAGTTCGAACGTTTACATGAAAAAACATTCAACCCAAACAGTACAGTTCAGCTAAGAGAAGTTTTTTTTCATATCTTAAAGCTTAAATCGACAAAAAAGACCGCTACTGGGGCTGAATCTACTGACAAAGAAGTTTTAGCAGAACTAAAACACCCTGTAGCTGAAGCGATATTAGATTTGCGAGAAAAAACCAAATTAAGTAATACCTACATAAAAAATATTTTAGAAGGCTTAGATAGAGATAAACGACTACGCTCATCTTTTAATGTCCACGGAACTACGAGTGGAAGATTAAGTAGTTCAGGTACTTTAAATTACCAGAATATACCAAGAGATAATAAAGACATTAAAAAGCTTTTTAGAGCAAAAGAAAACTGTAAAATAATTCAGTGTGATCTTCAAACAGCCGAAGTTTATTATGCTGCCGCACTAAGTAACGATACCTTTCTACAACGAGCTTTTATTGATAAACTCGACTTTCATTCATATGTAGCAAAACAGATTTTTAATCTTCCTTGTGCTATTAGTAAGGTAAAAACTCAGTTTCCTAACCAAAGACAATATGCAAAAGCAATTACTTTTGGAATAATGTATCAAGCAGGACCAGCTAAAGTAGCTCAAACAGCTAATATATCCTTTCCGCAAGCAAGACAGTTTATTTCTAAATATTTTAGAGAAGCAAGTGCTCTTAAAATATGGATTGAACGATCTAACTTATTTATTGAGAATCATGCATATATTTATAGCTATTTTGGACGCAAACGCAGACTGCCGGAAAGTCGAAGTCCCAATAAAGGAGTTTCCCAACATGCGGTTAGAAGTGGAGTAAACTTTTTAGTTCAAAGTGTTGCCAGCGATATTAATGTTTTAGGATTAATTGATACAGTTAACTGGATAGAAAAAAACAAGTATCAAAAAGTAATGCTTCCCTTTACAGTTGTTCATGACTCTATTGTTGCAGAAGTTCAAGATAACTACGTTGAGGAATGGGTTACAAACGTCAAACAATTTTTGCAAACTCCACGAGGAATAGAAATTCCAAACTGTCCAATAGGTGTAGATTTTGAAATCGGTTCAAGTTGGGGAGAATTAGAAAGATATGACATATAAATGAATACTAAATTTAGTTGTATTCGATTTCCATTTTTTGGACTTAAAACAAAGCCCTACCGTATTCATTACGACACTAAGAACTCACAAATTAAAGTAACTAAAGTTAAGAATGGAAAAATTTATGTACTTGACAGTTTTAACTTAAATGACAATACCTACCCCGAAAGATTACTAAACTTAGATAAAATGCACCCGCAATCACGAATTGTTTTTGATTTTACGTTTAGTAGATTATCGCAGTTAATTAAGTCTATTGATAAAGTGAAGTGGGGAGTAGACTCAGAAGGATCACATATTAATTTAAGTAAAAAAGAAAAATTTAAAGCCAAAATAGCTAGAGTTGAAAAGAAAACTGATCAATTACTATGGCTTGAAAAAGTTTCTTATCCTTTTGAATTACCCCATCCTGTTAAAAATTTTAAATCTAAAGATTTATACGCACTACTCGTTAGTGTAAACAATACTTGGTATATAAAAGATTTTACTCACGAAAAAGATTATATCACTGAAGTTAACCTATAAACAATGCTACCCAAAATTAAAGTTAAAAACGCTATTTTACAGGATAAAATATATATCTATAAAAAAGATATAGATGATTCTGCAGTTTTTGAATCGAGATTTCGGACTATATTAGATAAAGATATTTTTGAGTGGTTTCAATACGATTCTGAAACTGAGCTTTATACTATTCCTAGTAACGCTTACCATAAGCTCGAAATAGATAAGTATACTGATAACAGACAATTTATAGAGGCGAAAATTCCGTTTCATTTTAGTGGTAAGTTAAGACCAGAACAACAAAAAGTATCAGATGCATTTTTTAGTCGTAAAAACCGTATTACCAGCGGTTTATTTCAAGCACCTTGTGGATGGGGTAAGACTTACGTAGGGTGTCATCTTATTGCAAAAGCTCATTTACCTACCCTTATTTTAGTCCATACCAAACTATTGTTTAAACAATGGCAAGAAGAGTTAAAAAAACAAATTCCTAACACTCCTATAGGAACTGTTGGAGACGGAGAGTTCAATATTCAAGAACTTACAGTTGGAATTTATAAAAGCGTGTACAATAACTTACCTTATTTAAATAACACTTTTAGTATGGTTATAGTAGATGAAGCGCACTTATGTCCAGCAGAAATGTTTTCTACTGCCCTTAATAACATTAATTGTAAAATAAAAATTGCAATCACAGCAACTCCTAAAAGAAAAGACGGCAAACATCTTGTTCTATCTGACTATTTTACTCCTTTTAAAATTTATGCCGAAGATCCTAATAAAAAAGAAAATCCAAGCGTAAAGTTTGTAATAACAGACATTCCATTTACAGTATTTGATCCAAAAAAAGATTGGGGTAAACAACTAACTAAATTAGGAGAGCTAACAGAATATATTAATTTAATTAGCGAAATTGCTAACCGAGATATCGCCAACGGAAGGTGCCCCCTAATTTTATCAGATAGGGTAGGGATGTTGAAAAAATTACACACGCTTATTAATAAAAGCGCGCTTTTAATTGGAGAAACAAAAGAGGAACAAAGAAAGGATATACTTCAAAATGCAGGAACAAAATATAAAGCTATCTTATCAACTAAAATCTTTGATGAAGGAATTAGTTGTCATCGTTTAGATACACTTTACTTAACCTGCCCAAGCAATAATCCCATTAAATTAGAACAACGAATCGGGAGAATATTACGACAACATCCCGAAAAAAAACATCCAGTAATTAGAGATTTTCAGTTTAATGGGGCCATAGTCCATAATCAACAAATGAACCGATTAAAATGGTATCGAGAGAAAGAATTTACAATATGACAGACCTATTTCAATCAATAAACTTTACATCTCACGCTGGCTTACCATTAACTTGGAAAATCGAAATGGATGCTTTATCAGACCCAGAATGGGAATGCATTGCTAAAATGATAATAAGTTACGAACACCGATCGTTCTTTAAGTGCGTAGGAATTCCAACAGGAGGAACAAAACTAGCCTGCATTTTAAATAATCATGCTACACAAAATCCTAAAGACCCTATACTTATTGTAGATGATGTTTTAACAACAGGAACTTCTATGGAAAAAACTAAATCCTACGAAAAAAGCTTCCGCTTTGTTCCTAACGTTTTTGGGTGGGTGGTATTTGCTCGTTTTACTTGTCCTGACTGGGTAACTCCTTTATTTCAGATGCCAACATCATGAATTTTTACCTCAAACTCCCAAATTATTCTTGGTACTCAGAAGAAGAGTTAGTAAAAGGAGTCAGACCTATTTATGAAAAAAACGATGTAGTTATTGGACACCTTTACAAATACAATAAAATATGGTATGTTCATCTTAAAGATAAATACTACTTTCACGCTGAAAAAACAAAAAAGTGTGGAATAGTGGGAACTTTCGTAATGGGTTTTGACTCATTTAAAAGTGCTAAGAACTGGTTAGAGAATCTAAAAGTAGGTAAAATAACTGTAAGATTTAACGAACTTAGTAAAACAGTAGGCTGCTGTACAGCAACTGCTCTAGGAGCTGTGATGTTTCATGAAAAAAGTTAGGGTAATAACATTTCTTCGTAAATCTATTAAGGATAATCAAGGTGAAGCAATAAGAAATGTGTGTAATACTTTTGATTTAGGAGAAATTATAGAGATACGTTCTGGTCAATGTCATTTTATAGAGTGTAGTGATGATACAGACGTTGAGGGTTTATGTAAAAAGTTGTTAGCAAATCCAGTAATGGAAGATTATATTATAGAAGAGGAGTAAAAATCGATGTTTGATGATATACTATGGTTGGTAATTGCACTTTTGGGGTCTGCATTAGCGATACTACTTTTTGTTAAGTTATCAAATCCAGAACTTATTCAAGGAGCATGGATGTAAAAATTTTATATAATAGAAAGGGTAAAAACGATGAGCGAAGTTGGAATAATAATGGGTAGTGCGTCTGATCTGGAAATGATGACGCATTGTTCAGATAAGTTAGATGAATTAAATATTACAAATGAGACTATTGTTGCGTCTGCACATAGAACACCGGAAAAAGTAAGAGAATGGACTACTGGTGCGATTAGCAAGGGAATGAAAGTAATTATCGCAGCCGCCGGCATGTCTGCTGCACTACCTGGAGTAGTTGCAGCATATACGACTTTACCAGTAATAGGTGTTCCAATGAAGTCTGACTTATTAGGATTAGATAGTTTATTAAGCATATCACAAATGCCTAAAGGTGTACCTGTTGCATGTATGTCGATAGGAAAACACGGCGCAATTAATGCAGCATTATTTGCAGAACGTGTAATCAAGGGTAGCTATAGAATACCTTAGGAGAAATGTACTATTTTAATTGGACAGAACTATGGGCACAAAGTAATGGGGAACCCGAATCAATCTTAATATTGACATATGGTCTTACAATGGGATATAATAATATTATTGCAAAGTCGGGAAATCACTTAATAAAAAAACTTTATATTAATAAAATTAATTTCCGCCTTTTTCGCACTAAACAATTAAAATCGTTAAAAAATCATCTGATTATTAACAATTACAAATGTAAAGATATACAAAGCTATTTTAAAAATAAAAGCTTTTTAACTTCAACTGTAAATCCAGTATTAAAAGTGGAATATCTATACATACTAAGCAAACGTTCAATTGCTAACCACAACCACTACATTCCAAAGAACTATGTATCTTCCGCACATTGGAAAAATACATTCGTCAAAGAACGACCAGATATATTGGAATTCACTTTAGAAAAATAGGAGAAATACTATGATAGCTTGGGACAAAGCTAAAGTACCTCAACAAGGAGGAGGAGAACGCCGTGAGATTCAACGACTTAGCCTTCCAATTGGCGACACAAAAATTAGATTAATCGGAGAAGTAATGCCCCGATATGTCTACTGGATTACTACTACCGAAGGAAAACGAATGCCTGTAGAGTGTTTACGTTTTGTTCGAGAGCAAGAAAAATTCATTGATTCTAACGAAGACCCTTTTAAAGAGTTACCACCTGATGTTTTTAGTGATAAACCTCAATTTGCGTATATCTGTAATGTAATAGACAGGCGTGACGGTCAAATTAAAATTTTTGACCTTAAAAGTACTATCTATCGACAAATTGTCGATTTTGCCGGAAACAAAGAATACGGAAATCCAGCCGATCCTAAAACAGGGTATGACATTACAGTTAAAAAGGAAAAAACAGGACCGCTTCCTCAAAACGTAAAATATACCTGTCTCCCAGCTCGAGCAAGCACGGAGCTAACTGAAGAAGAACAGAAAGCAGATCTTTTTGATCTTCACAGAATTTTTAAACGACAAACCTATGACGATCAAAAGAAATGGATGCTAGAAAATACTGCGCTATTTGCATCAACTACTAGTGATGAGTTTGTTCCTCAAGAAAACGCCGAGGACTTAGACTAAATGAAAAAATATAAGCTTAATGAGTTAGTGAAAACTACTGATCAGGCTCAACAAATAGGGGAGGCGCCAACCTCCCCTAATGTTGCACCGATCAAAGTAACGCAAGCTCACCCAGGAGGAGCCTTCAGAAAAGTAGAGGGTGACCAAGTAGTTATTGATATGGAAGTAGTAAGAAAAAATAATGTTTTCTTTGCTACCCCTTGTTATGGAGGTCTTGTTACAGACCAGTATTTTTTGAGTATGTTTAGACTTACTCAAGAATTAATTAAATACAACGTTAATTTTAGAATTACTACTTTAAGAAACGAAAGTTTAGTACCGCGTGCTAGAAATATTCTAAACGCAATGTTTTTAGAAGCCAAAGAATGTACTCACTTAATGTTTATTGACGCAGATATTGAATTTGATCCTGAAGCTGTTATTAGAATGATTGCGATGGATAAAGACTTAATTACGGGAGCATACCCTAAGAAAACTCTTCCTGTTGATTACGCAATTAACTTAAAATTTGCTGACCAACAAAAACAACAAGTAAGAGTGGATTTAGGGGCTGTTGAAGTTTTAGATGCTAGTACAGGTTTTTGGTTAATGAAACGCAATGTAGTGGAAAAAATGATTAAAGCATATCCTGAACTTTATTATGTTAATGACAGTAGTATTGATCCTAAATTTAACCAATATTGTTATTCTTTCTTTGACACCATTCACGATCCTGATGATAATAGGTATCTATCAGAAGACTATACTTTTTGTCGAAGATGGCAAAAAATTGGAGGAAAAATTTGGCTTGACCCGAACACCAAACTCAACCATATCGGAAGCTACACATTTGAAGGAAATGTTAATAAAATATTTAATTGGGACGCTACAAAGTAAATGGCTAACTTGGAAGAATATCAAAAAAAGGTGTTTTCTCAATTCGGAGAAGACGGAATCACAGAATATATTTTTAGTAAGATTCAAACTCAAAACAAGTACTTTGTAGAAATAGGAACCCAAGACGGAAGCGAATGTAATACTCGCCATTTAAGAGAAAATTTAGGGTGGACAGGACTACAAATCGATGCTAAGTATGAAAATCCTTTAATTAACCTCAAAAAGCATATGATAACGAAAGAAAATGTTATTCAAATTCTTAGGGAATACAAAACCCCACAAGAATTTGATTTCTTTTCTCTTGATATCGACGGCGTTGATTGGTATATACTTCAACGAGTACTAGATACCTACACTCTTAGAGCATTTGTATGTGAGTACAATGCTTGTTTAGGAGTTAAAAGAGATCAAGTTGTAGAGTATGACCCATATTTTTGGGACGCAGGTCCTTACAACATTTACTACGGCGCAAGCCTTAAAGCGTTCCATCAGTTAGCTAATTTCTATGACTATTCATTAATCTACAGTAATGGAGTTAACGCTTTCTTTATTAATAATAAGTATTGGACTAACGACACTGATTTTCCTAATACTAATAACTTAGAAATACTTTGGAAAGATTACCCAGAATTTTTAGGTTATCGATTTGTTCACGATCACTCTACCCATGAACACGGAAATTTTGACACGTCTAAGCTTCTATTAGAATTTGAAAAATATAAGTTATTTTAAAATAATGAAAATCTTATTATCCGCCGACTGGCACATTGCTCTTCATAAAAAGAAAATACCAAATCAATGGCAAGCCAACAGATTTCGGTTGTTTTATGAAAAACTAGAATTATTTGAAAAAGAATGTGATATTCACATTATTGCAGGAGATATTTTTGATAAAAAACCAGAACCAGACGAAATCTGTTTATTTTTAAGATACATTAACTCTGTATCTATTCCAACCTATATTATTCCTGGCAATCACGAAGCTACCAAAAAAGGGCGTACATTCTTTACCCATTTTCACGAAGATAAAGCCATTAAGAATCCCCATATAGAGATTATTACACAAAATAAGCATAAAGAAATTCTTAATCAAGGATTTCAATTTTTTCCATACGGAGAAATGCAGCTAAACAATTTACCCACACCGATTAAAAATGATATATTAGTTACTCACATTAGGGGAGAAGTACCTCCTCACATAACCCCCGAATATGATTTTGAAAAACTTCGACCTTGGAAATTAATACTTTTAGGAGATTTACATTTTAACCACCGGTACTTAGACTATCCTGCATACTATCCTGGAAGTCCTTTAAATGTTTCCTTTGACCGCGATGAATCACGACAATACGGTATTAATGTTGTAAACTTCAACCATATAGAAGATTATGACGTCCAGTTTAAACCATTAAATCTTCCAAAATTAATCAGAAAAACGATTAAAGCTGGAGATCCTATTACTAAGGATACTTACCACCATGTAGTTTATGAAGTAACAGGAAGCATAGACGAACTATCAAAAATTTCTAATCACGACCAATTAGATAAGAAAATTGCATTTAAACCCGAAGAATCTTCCAAATTACAACTAAAAGACATGACTCTTATTGAAGAATTAAAAGCTTATCTAAAATATATAAAAGTTGAAGATACAGACAGTGTAATAAACGAGTTTCAAGGGCTTAATATATAATGATTAAGCTTAATAAACTCACAATTAATAATATGTTTAGTTACGGAAATTCCAACGAACTAAATTTAAGCTCTAACAGAATTACCCAACTGACAGCCCCCAACGGCAGTGGAAAGTCAACCATTGCTCTTATATTACAAGAACTTTTATACAGTAAAAATATTAAAAGCATTAAAAAAGCAGATATTCTTAATCGATATTCTAAAAAAGATACATGGTCAGGAAAACTCGAATTTAGTGTGAACGAAAAAGTTTTTAATGTTGAAATTAAAAGAACCAAAAACCAAAGTAAAGTAAAATTCTATCAACAAGTCGGTCCTAATGTAATCGACTTAACAGAACATAAAATTCCAGATACCTATAAAAAAATCCAAGAAATATTGGGTCTTGATTTTGAAATATTTTCTCAACTAACTTATCAAAGCAGTACTGATCTTTTAGAATTCTTAAAAGCTACCGATACTAACAGAAAAAAATTCTTAATTAAACTTTTTAATTTAGAAAAGTATCCAAATATTGGTGAAGTTATAAAACTAAAACTATCAGAGTCAGAAAAACTACTTTACAAATTAGATGGAGAAATGAAAAGTATTAAAGATTTTTTAGTAACCACAGTTATCGCAGATAAAAAAGAATTAACCCATGTTCCATCAGTGGACGAAACAAAACGACAAGAACTAGCTAAAGCAGAAAACAAAATAATAGAATACGAAACTGTTTGTAAAAAGATTGATAAAAATAATCTTTATATTAAAGAACGAAATAATCTTAAATTTGATATTTCTATGGGAGAACCCGACAGGAACTTTCAACTCGATGATCAATACTCTAACTTAAAACAAGAATTAACTGAACTTAATATCAACCGTAGAAATATTACTAATGCAATAGGCAACCTTAACACAGCAAATACTTGTTATACCTGTGGACAAGCCATAGATAACTCTCAATCTATTACTTTACAAGATAATTTAGAAGAAGATCTGCACACTACAGTTAATAGTATTACTAAAAAAGATCTAGAGTTAACTTCTCTAAGAGAAAAACTTAATATTTACGAAAATAAACTTAGAGACTGGACTAACAATCAAAGAACTATTGAAAAGTTTGAACAACTAAGTCAATTTATCGACTCTTCAATTCCAAATCAGTACCCTGATTTTAATGAGTTAAAACAGGAAGTCAAAAGTTTAAAGACTGAGTTATGGGATCAAGAAAAAAGAAAAAATGACGCTATCGAACACAACGAAAAAATTAAAATTCACAATACTAAAACAGATACTCTAATTGAGCAAAAACGATATTTTTTAGCTCGACAAGAACTCTTAAATAATGATATACTAAATCTTAAATTAAAGATTAAAAATCTTAATATACTAAGAAAAGCGTTTAGTACTACAGGTATAGTAGCATATAAACTCGAAAACTTAACCAAAGAACTCGAAACTGTCATTAACAACTACTTATCAGAATTATCAGATGGACAGTTTCAAGTTGTTTTTCGTTTAACTGGTGAAAAACTAAACATTATTGTTATTAATAATGGACAAGAATCACCTATTGAAACAGTGTCAGGTGGAGAATTTAGCAGAATTCAAACTGCTATTTTATTAGCAATTCGTAATATTTTATCTAAAATTGGAGGAAATTATATTAACCTCTTATTTTTAGATGAAATTACAGGAGTTTTAGATGAAGCAGGTAAAGAAAAATTAATTGAACTTCTTCAAAACGAAGAAAACTTAAATATTTTTCTTATTTCACATGATTTTACCCACCCATTAATTGACAAACTTTCTATTTATAAAGAAAACAATATCAGCACTATTGAAAGATGAGTCTAAAATAGTAAACTAATCGAGATTAGGAGAAAAAAAGATAATGTTAGCACCAGGTAGATTTCCTATTGCATTTCATTTAAGAAGAGAATTTAAAGAAAAATTACAAAATACTCCTGTTAATTGGGAGTTTAAAGGTTTATCAGAATTTACATATTATAGATCGTATGCTCGTAAAAAGCCAAATAACGGCTTAGAATCATGGGCAGATTGCGTCATTCGAGTAATCGAAGGCGTTTTTTCTATCCTTAAAACCTACTCTGTATCAAGCCATGTTACTTGGAATGAAAAACATGCTCACAGAATAGCCCAAGAAGCGGCAGAACGAATGTTTGCTTTTAAATGGCTTCCCCCCGGACGAGGATTGTGGATGATGGGAACTTCTTTTATCTGGGAAAAAGGCGGAGCGTCTTTAAATAATTGTGCTTTTGTTTCTACTGAAGATATAGATGCAGAATTATCTAAGCCCTTCGCTTTTTTAATGGACATGTCAATGTTAGGAGTCGGAGTAGGTTTTGATACTAAAGGTGCAGGTAAAATTTTGGTTACAGAACCACAAGGAGAGCCGGAACTTGTTACAGTAGAAGATAGCAGAGAAGGTTGGGTCGAAGCTATTTCTTGTATTATTGATTCTTACTTAGATGAAGATTCCTTACCAGTTACTCTTGATATTTCACTAGTCCGACCCTATGGGACACCGATACTAGGATTTGGTGGCGTTGCTTCAGGCCCTGAACCTTTAGTACAAGGGTTTAACGGTATTAAAGATATTCTTCGGAAACGTGCTCAACACGAAAATTCACTTTTAACTTCTGTTGACATCGTTGATATTGCTAATATTATTGGTAAAATCGTAATTGCTGGTAATGTTAGAAGAACTGCTGAAATTGCGTTTGCTGATCCAGGTGATAAAGAATTCCAAAAAATGAAAAATTGGGAAACTGCAGGCGTAGAAACAGGGTCAATAGCACCCACAGAACTAAAAGAAGAATCCTTACATGATTACGAAACGTATACTTCATCAGGAGATGAGCGGCCAAAAATTGCTAAAAAATATGGAAACCGAGAATGGGCATATAAATTTGGGGGATGGCGTTGGGCCTCTAATAACTCCATTTTTGCGCGTGTCGGGCAAGACTACACCGAATTAGAAAAGTCCATAGCAACAGCAGGAGAACCAGGATTTGCTTGGCTAGAAAATATGCAAAAATATAGCCGAATGAAAGACCCTGCTAACTGGAAAGATAGAAGAGTAAAAGGTGGAAATCCGTGCTTAGAACAATCTTTAGAAACTTACGAACTGTGTTGTTTAGTAGAAACTTTTCCAGCTAAACACGAAGATTACTGGGACTTTCAACGAACTTTAAAGTTTGCTTACCTATATGCTAAAGCGGTAACGTTAATGGCAACTCATTGGAACGAAACTAATGATGTTATTAAGCGCAATAGAAGAATTGGGTGTTCTCAAAGTGGGATTCAAGAAGCAATCCAAAAATTTGGTCGCCGTCAATATCTAGACAAATTCTGTGACCAAGCATATAATTATATTCAATACATTGATAGAAAATATTCTGAATGGATGGGGATTCCTCTGTCCAGAAAAACAACATCAGTTAAACCATCAGGAACCGTAAGTTTAGTAGCAGGCGCGTTACCAGGAATTCATTATGCTGAATCTGATGCGTACTATCGAACAGTAAGATTGGCTACCATCTCACCGTTAATTAAAATTTTAGAACAAGCTAGGTATAAAATAGAGCCAGCAGCTTCTGACCCAATTAGAACAAGAGTAGTGTACTTTCCAGTTCTTCACCATCCACAAACCATTTCTAAACATGATATTTCAATTTGGGAACAATTCACTAACGCAACTGATTTACAATATTATTGGGCTGATAACCAGGTCTCTATTACAATTACTTTTAAACCTTCAGAAGCTGACCAAATTGCTAGAGCTTTAAGCTGTTTCGACTCTCGACTAAAAGGAGTTTCGCTACTACCGTTAGCAGAACACGGTTACGCTCAAGCTCCTTACATTAGTGCACCCAGAAAAGAAATAGAAGAATACGAGAACCAACTACAACCATTAGATTTTTCTTCTCTTAATACCGAAGGAGAAGATGCTGATGCTAATAAATTCTGTGATTCTGATGGATGTGAGGTTTAAAATGGCGCATTTTTATGACAGTTGGGACTCAATAGGAGAAGTAATTAAGGAAGATGAGCGATATAAAGTACTTGATAATACACAATTAGACCACTTAGTAGTAAGCACTACGGTTCTTCAAGGTCATCAAAACACTACTGGGCATAGACATAGAGGACAAGAAGAAGTTTATATTTTTATTTTAGGATCAGGAAAAATGGAAATTGAACAAAACGGAAAAACAAGTACTGAAAAAATTCATGCTGGAAGCGTAGTATTAATTGAAGATAATGATTTTCATAAAGTCTATAATACCGAAAAAGGATCTTTAGAATTTATTTGCGTTTTCGAAGGTAAAAGGACACATTAAAATGAAAGCTATAGTTTATAGTAAAATTCTCTGTCCCTATTGTGAGATGGCAAAGAAACTCCTTCAAAAAAAAGGAGTTTCATACGAAGAATTAATCATTGATGTAGATATTTCTTTACAAAAAGCTTTTGGTGAGATTGGAACTTCCTTTAAAAGTGTACCCCAAATAGTTCTTGACGGAACCCATATTCCAGGGTATAATGCTCTTGTAGAATATTTTAAGAAAAAAGAGCAAAACAATGGGGAACCCAAGTAAAATTAAAGGTTCTGCTTACGAAGCAAAAATACGAGATTTATTAACAAACGAACTAAAAATTGAATTTAAAAGGATGCCACTCAGTGGATCATTGGAGTATCTAAAAGGCGATCTTTGGACTCCGTTTGATACTGCTGGGTGGCCTTATTGTATTGAGTGCAAACACTACAAAGAAGTAAACTGGAATAATTTATTAACTGCAAAATCTTCTGATTTATATAAGTTTTGGAATCAAACCCAACGAGAAGCAAAAGTAATGAAAAAAAAGCCACTACTAATCTATCGGTGGAACAGATCTAAAGACTATATATGCTGGAATGATGATATAAAATTAAAACATCAAATAGAAGTTAACTGTTTTGACCACCATTTTTACATGGGAATTTTAACCGATTGGATTACCAAATACAGAGAGACCCTGGCATGAAATACTACGAAATAATAATTAACGGCTACGGCGGAGAGTTAGTTAACGGAAAAGTAACTAAAGAACAATACGAGTTTTGGGTTGAACAAAACGAAGAAACACTTTCTCATCACGTTTTTTATGATCCCTACGACGAAACAAAAGAAAATTTAATACACGATGATAAAGACCCTCGCTTCTTAGGTTATTGGCATGATCTAGATGATATTATACACGAAAATGGGGCTGACCTCGGTAGTGCTTATATTGAAATTAACGAAGTAAACAAATCAAACGCGCATTTAAAAGATGTTGTTGAAAACACAGAGTTACAACCATTACTCAAAGAAGGTCAAAACTTATGTACTACAAAGTCAATTGATTTAGATGACTATGCCACTTATGACGGACATAACTATATTTTTCAGGGTATGAGCATAGAAAAAGGTCTTTTCTTTCACACTATTCTTGAGTTACCAGACAATGAAAAATTTGATTTTAATAAACTAGAGTTCATGGTTACAGAGTGTCCTATTGGGGATGAGATAGTTTATTGTACCGCCTACGACAACCATAGTCTTGACAATACTATGGGAAGTGACACTATAGGCAAAGGAATTAGTATGGAAATATTTGATTATTAAAACTCAAACATAGAGGTGGAAAAATGAACATAGAGAAATTAAGAAGAGATTTAGAATACGATGAAGGCGTGATCAATTCGATATATAAAGATCACCTGGGATATCCAACTTTTGGCATTGGTCATTTGATAACTAAAAATGATAGGGAATATGGTCAAGAAGTAGGTACTCTTGTTCCCGAATGGAGAAGTCGTGCAGTTTTTGAGACAGATATTGAGATAGTTTTAAAAGACTGCGTTAAGCTTTATGATGACTTTTATGACTTACCCGAAGAAGCACAATTAGTTATTGCTAATATGATGTTTAATCTTGGTTATACTAGATTTAGTAAGTTTAAAGGTATGAAGTCAGGTGTAGACTCAAGAGATTGGAACAAAGCTGCTGATGAGATGATAGATTCTCGTTGGTACCGCCAAGTCACAAACAGAGCCAATAGACTTGTAGAAAGAATCAAAGCTTTAGTATAAATTTTTTAATGGAAACTATTGCAAAAAAAATGAAAAAACTAAATACCTTATAAGATTAATTCGTTAAATGAATCTTGATAAAACCTTTAAAAAATGCTATAATACAAAAATGAAAGGTTATCAACATAATGACTGATATAAAAGGATGGAATGATCTTGCCGCTGTGCAAGATCAACTAGGAGAAAAAAATAATCTTCTTATTATTGATGGTAATAATTTAGCGTATCGCTGGATACAAAGAAAAAATTACAATCATTTTGAAGAAGACTACCACCGAACCATCGAAAGTTTAGGCAAAAGCTATAAAGCAGATAAAATTATTATTTGTTTTGATTTTGGAAAAAGTTATTACCGAATAGAGTTAGCAGACGATTATAAAAGCACTCGTAAAAAACCAAAAGATGAAGATGAGTTAAAGAAATACCAAGAATTTTTTGATTGTTTAAATGCTATTTATGAAGATTTACCTTATGATAAACACAAGTATCGAGGAGTAGAAGCAGATGATTTAATGACTTTTTTTACTATAAAATTGGCAGACAATTATGAGCATACGTGGATTATCTCAAGTGACCGAGACTTATACCAATTATTAAAAGATAATGTAAGCATATTTAATATTTTTTCTCGAAGAGAAGTTAACACTGATTACTTATTAGAAAATTTTGGAACTACTCCTTCCGAGTATTTACTTTCTCGCTATCTTGAAGGAGATAAAAGTGATGCTATTGATGGAGTACCGGGAATCGGGCCAAAAAGAGCACAAACACTTGCTCTTAAATACCATGAACTAGAGCCTTTATTAAAGGCATTACCTTTAAAAGGGCGAAGCCAATATATTAAAAACCTAAATCAAAGTAAAGAATTACTTTTACGAAATGAAAGAATGATTAATTTAACAAAGTACAATCGTCAAGCAATTGAAGCAGGCAAAGAAGGCAACGAAGTTTGGAAAGGACTTAACCAGTATGTCTAACTTAGAAGTTAATATACAAAAAACGTTAGAAGCCAAGGATTTAGAAAAAAGACTAAATATTAAATGGGACTTAATACAGCAATTTCCCTATGACGCAGGATTTGATCTGCGTGCGTGCATACCTAGTCCTCTTAGACTTCTACCAACTGGGCATACAACAGTTCCTACCGGACTTCATTTTGAACTAGGTAATCCTAATTGGGAAATTCAAATTCGCCCACGAAGTGGCCTAGCAGCCAAGTATGGAATTACTGTTCTTAATAGTCCTGGAACTGTCGATTTTGGATATAGAAAAGAAGTAAAAATAATTTTATATAATTGTGATGTGTATAACGACTTTCTCATTAGTCCGGGCGATCGTATTGCACAAGCTTGTTTTAGAGAAATACCTGAAATTAAATTTACCTATGTAGATCAAATTTCTCAAGTTATTAACGTTAAACAGCAACAAAAAAAAGCTGTCTCCTTAGCTGAAGAAATGAAAAACAAACTTCTTCAAAAAAGAGGTGGCTTTGGAAGTACAGGCGCACAATAATGAAACACCTAATTTTACTCATGCTACCTATATTTCTTATAGGTTGCGAAACTTATGAACCCTTAATCGACCTTAAAGCAAGCGAAGATGACAAAGCTAAACACGCACAAGAAGATCACATGGAATGTGAATGGTTAATAAATCGTTATGTTCAAGGTTGGTTTATTGACGAAAACGAGATGATAAGACAATGCTTACACGGACGCGGACACTCTGTTCTCAATTAATTCTTAGTACGATATTACTCGGTTGTACAACCAGTGACTTTGAAGATTTCAGATGGTGGCACACAAAAAAAGCAGAAGTAGATTTAGCAACTGTTTCTGATCCTTCTCAGTACCAAAGAGATTATGCAGAGTGTTATTCATGGTCAAGTGCTCACGTACAAGGACACGCTAATATTGCTACCGATACCGGAAAAGGAATAATTCAAAGCGGAACTACTAACTACGCAATAAATTCCATATTCCCTGATCCTACGTTAGCTATGTCCACCACTGTAATAAGTGGAGCCGCAGCAGGAGCAATAGGTGGATTTATGTGGTCTTCGTGGACAAGTAATTTTAAAATAAATTTTTATACCGCAAAATGTTTAATAGGAAGAGGTTATATTCTTTTAGACCACGAATGGTGGGATAAAAAAGCAGAAACAAGATTTTCTGGTATACTGTAAAAAAGCCCCATAAAGGGGCTTTTTTTATACAAAATACTGGCTCCGAGGGCTGGATTCGAACCAGCATGCTCTTTCAAGCACTAGCTAAACAGGCTAGCATGTCTCCCATTTCCATCACCCCGGATCAATCAGTATTAGTGAACAGTTGCACCGTTATAAAATTCGTATGCCCTCAATAACCGTGTTATTCCAATTCCTCCTCCCACTCTAGGAATGAAATCATGATTCAAGAACTCGTTCAATTCTTTCTCTACACGTTCTTTGCTGAATTGGTTAAACAATAATTCTGCGTATTTTCCATCACTTATTGTGTGAAACATATGACGCATTTCTTCAGTATCACTACTACGCTCTGCTGACCCTATTGTTTCTTGTCCAGCTATAATCACGTCTATCTTAGCAGCAGTTCCATTACCGTTTTGTTTCATATTCCAAAAAGGACTAGTATAATTAGGAAAGTTTTTTATCATACATACTTTACCTTTCCACTTATCATGCATCGATTCTTCCTCAGCATTAGTAAGTTCTTTTACACCAAATTCATCTGTCCAATCTTCATAATCTTTAGAAATTATTTCATTTTGAGTACTAAAATTTAAATAATCTACTAACTCTTTTTCCATAATTTCAAGTTCTACAAACGTACCGGGAAACTCAAATTCAAACATAGGAAATATAAGTTCATGTCTTCCTTCTACTGGATTTGGTTCTTGTCTGTATGACGTAGAGATACAAAAAAACCCCTTCGAAGAGGGGCGGGTAAGTAATTCATATTCTAACCACATCTGGCCAGTTTGCGGAAGAGGCCAAATATTGCCTGCATAATTATAAGTGCTGACGGTAGAAGGGTCTTCACAAGCCGCCAATATACTTAATCTATTCTGGGTATGGACTTCGTGAAAACCTTTGTCCAAAAAAAATGACCTCAATAGGCCATTAATTAACGTAAAACGTTCGGGGTTAATTAGTTGTGTCATAATCTTTCCTTCCAAATTTAAAGTTTGCTTTTGCATTATTTTGCTACTTTCTCAACTGCTGCTCTTTCTCGTTTTTCCATTCCCCGAGTCCATGCGCTAGCCCCTAAAATCCCTCCATAAGCAATATGAAATAAACCGCCCCCTTGCAAAGTTAAACTCTCCCAAGAGCGCGGAGTAGTTAAAGTATTTAAAGCTTGAGCTTGTTGATCCGAAGGCATTTGTAAAATATAAGTAAAGATTTCAGATAAACTTGTCATCTCGACCTGAATAAACCAAGGCGCAATAACAAAATCAAATAAACATATAAAAAGATATATAATTGCAGCACACGGTCGCCACATAGAACGAACCCATTTAGCCACAGGCCCTTGAGCGTCATGATTACCATTAACAGGACTTACTTGGAGCTGATAGCTAGTTGTAACCTCTTCAGCCATTACTTTACCTTTCCTCGCTTAAGTAACCACTCTCTATTAGCAAGATGTTCTGTCTTAATTAAATCTTTATTTTGTCCAAAATATCGTACTCCATAATGTTCGGTAATTAAATGTTCTACTAAACTAAAAGATGCTTTAGTACCTTTATAAATCATTTCAAAGTCGCCCAATATTCGTCCAAATTTTCCTTTTTCATCTTTAAAAGTAACTAAAATACACGAATCATAGTTTAAAAGTTCCTTTACTTTCGCTTTTGCTATTAATCCAAACTTTTTTTCTTCTAAATCGCGAGTACGAGATTCGGGCGTATCAATACCCGCTAAACGAATTCTTTCTTTTTTTAACCAAACACCAAAACCTAAATCAATGTCAACGTCAACAGTGTCACCATCTATTACTTTAACCAAGTTAAACTTATATCTATACATTATTTGTTTTCCATTTTATCTATGCGTTTCTTGTTTTCGTTAATCCATTTAGTTTGACCTTTATCAATTAAATCTTGAAGCTTTTTAGCTTTTTCACTTTCCGAATCTATATGCAAATCAGAATTAATAATTTTTTCTAGCTTCAAATACGGTATTCTTTCGTTAGGAACATAACGCCAAACATATCCTCTACTGTTCATGATACCAAAAACAGTTGTAGCAGTCCCAATCTTAACAATATTGGCAAACTCCCCATCAAGATAGACGTCATCACCTTCTTGAAAAGCAGGATTAATCCTAAATTTTAATCCTTGCATAAATTTAGTTGCAAAATCTTTCAACCATAGAGCACCAATTAAAGAAATTAAAATCGTTAACCACGGCATTAATAAATTTGTTAATTTTATGCTTTCACTAGTTAACAACTCATTCATTCTTTCACCCGTTTATCTAACTCATCAAGTTTTATTTCCAATTCTGTTATTCTTTTTTCACGTTCTTTTCTTACTAACTTGTCTAATTCATCCAATTTTGCTTCTGATTCTGTTAACCTCTTTTTTAGATGAGGAAACTTTTTAAGTCTTTTTTCTTCGTCCGTCAACATCTTTAACCCATATCGGTGATTAGCCCAGGTATAGAATTGATCCATTTTTTTATAAAACCAAATTCCTAACTTTGTTTCTCTAAACCATGAATCAGTAGCTCCTCCTATAATAGAACCTGCGATGGCAGAAAGTAGCCAAAACCACATTATTTAGAAATCCTTTCTAACTTTTGATAATAAAGCGTAACGCTATGGTCAAAAATACCGTCAAATAACTGAAACTTACTTAACGCTCTTACTCTGCCTCTAAACTGGTCTTTAATCTTTTGCCAAGGAGTTAAAGGTCTAATATTACCATAATAATTAATATAATTTAAATCTCCAGAATGACGAAATCCTAAAAACCAAAAAGGAACCTTTGTAACAGCATCGTTATTATTAACAAATCTATGATGTTCAAAAGTACAACTTTCTGTAAACTTTTTATTACCTACCCTGGGACATCCAAAAGTGTAAACCGTTGGAACACGGGTTCCTTTATTAAGTCGAGAAGCTGCAAGAGTAGCCATTGCGGCACCAAGACTGTGCCCAGTTACATACAGTCTTCTATCTTTAAAAATAGGCCAACACTCTTTTATATCAGACCAAATCTTATCTAACTCTTTCTTAAACCCATAATGTACTCTACCATCAACCTGAGACTCAGTTTTCCATACTTTCATATCCGCAAAAACATCACTTAATTGTGTCGGCTCAGTTCCTCTAAAAGCTATCACATACACCTGTTTATTCCAAAAAGCATATGCCTGAGCACCGTCATTGTTAAATACCTGATAATCAGTGTATTTAATTACCGCATTATCACCTTTCCAATCTGTATAAGTATATTCAGATTCTTCAACGTATTTTTTAATTTCATCTTCGTCTTTGTAAGCTAACATAGACAAATACGCAAAATGATTCGATGATATTCCCATTCTATTTATCCTTTACAAAAAATAAGCTCCTATAACTTTTAAGGAGCTTATGTAGGTAAATATAACAAATTATTTCTTCTTACGGATATAATTTCTTTTTCTTTTTTTTCTTGGTTTTGGAGCATTAGCAACTCCAAAGCTCCACCCCGCTGAAATCGTATTTTGTTTACGTAATTTTTTTAATTTACTTGGTTTTTGACTTCTCTGAAAAAATTCAGAAACAATACTCATTACAATAACTTGTTAGATTGTTTATTTCGATTTAGTTTTACTAAATCCTTTACATGAGGAGATCCTTTATAATCCCCTTTTTTAAGTGTTTCATAGTAGCAACTCTGTTTTTCGTATTGCCTAGTTAGCTGCTGCTTTTGGCTTAAAGATAAAGAATTTTCAGTAAAACCTTGAACTTCACCGCCAATACGAACAACGTTGCCTCCCCTCATTTTTTCTTGTTGATCTAATCTCTGCCATAGAGGAGGACGAGATTTTGTAGTGCGATCAACCATTTTAGTAGGTAGTTCCGGTGGATTTACTCTTACGTGGACCTAATTTTCCTGAAGGGGAACTTACAGCTTTTCCGCTGGCGGATGTAAAATGAGCAACAGGATCAGCTTGTTCATTAACTTGCGCCCTGTTTGCTTCACGTGACAACTCTTCGTACTGAAAACGAGCCATCTTGCGAGAATCACTAAAAGTCGTCAAAGCATCTTCTACAAAGCCTTGAGCAATAGAACCAATTTTCATAATAACGCCGTCCCCACGCGCTTTCTTTAGCTGAGCCGCTCGTTGCTTATCAGTTAGATGAGCTGGCCCTGCATAGCGGTGAGGAGTAAAGCGTTGATGTTGAAAAATCCAACCAGCCATTAACTCATTGACCCCTTAGCTGTAGTACCAGCCCAAGGATGTGAACCAGAAAGTTTCTTCGCTTTCGTTGGTCCCTTGGAAACACCGTCAATTGGTTGCAATGCCGGCCCCCAAACTTTCGGGCCATCATTAATAAGACCAGGTGCTGGTTTTAGCAACTTATTAGAATTAATCGGATGAGTCCCACCACGAGGTCCTTTTGAAGTTCCTCCTGCGGGAGTCTGATCATACTCACCCATTAGGTCTGTTCCCTTTCCAGGAACTGTAAGAATACGCCGTGAAGGTGCATCTACTCCTTTTTTCGCCATTTACTTTCTCCTTTAAAGAGGTATAAAAATAACCTCATTAATACATTAATATTACAGTGATTTTAATGAGTTGTCAAAATTTAAATTTTTCATCTTGCGAATTAACGCCTCTTTCGTTTTATTTCTGCAATTCGTTTTAAATCAGTAGTCCCATAAAGCATTTTATAAGCTCGATCTTTAATTTTCTTGCGATCTGCAGCCGAAAGATCTTTTGCTTGCGGCAATCGCGCTAAAGCATTGCGAGCATGGGCCTTATCAGGCATTGGAAAACGATAACGAGTTCTTCCTCCACGAGGTCCTTTTATCTTTTGAACAATCGTAGCAGTCGCTTTTCTACTCTTAGTGGATATCGTTTTTTGCTTTTCTGGCATTTACTTACCCTTTTTCTTCTTAAACCCATATGAACCTTTAGGTTTACGAGTTCCTTTTGCAATATCACGACGACCCTTAAGGCTTATTTTCTTACCGGATTCCTTACCACGTTTTGCAGCAAGCTGCTCGTCTTTACGATCATTATAACCTTGTTTCCAACCAGCCTTATAATCTGCTGACTTTGTATTATGCGCCATTATTTTCTCCTTTATGAATATTCAACAGATAACTGGCCTTTAGCACCCTGTTGAGTAGCAGTATCTGTACCATAAATATGAATAGTTACAGTAGTAGGACCTTCACTGTTCGTAAAAATAGTCCAAGGAACAGTTTGATTAGTTTTAACTTCTTTAGTTATATCATGATTATCCCAATCGGTTTGGACTCTAATTTTCCAGGTTGAGTCTTCTAAAGCATCTCCTATCTTAAACGTACACTTATAAGTGTAGCCCGCAGTATAAGGTGATTGCCAAATCCTCTCCCAAACCATATCTACATCATTACTTAGTTCAAAAGGAGTATCCACCGTATCTTTTGTTATTTCTCCTGTTGCCACTTCTCCCGTAAAAATTTCTACTTTCGGCCCCAAATCAACCACTTTCTTTACAACTTTTGGTTTTACAACCCGTTTTACTGCTGGCTGTTTTACTGCTGGCTGTTTTACAGGTCTTTTTACAGATGGTTTCTTTCCAACTATTCCTCTAGCCATAATTACTCCTTTTTATTACCATTTTACCTTATCAGCCCAATAAGCTGCTGACATTTTGCCTTTTTTAATGTTTTGAGCATGTCGTGCCTTAAAAGATCTTCTTCTTGCTTTTTCTTTAGGAGTCTGTGGATTTTTGCCCGCACCTCTTACACCCTGTTGACCAAAACGAATAAGTTTTACACTACTTCCTTCCTTAGCCAGTACCGCATGAGATTTTTTAGCACTAGGAGTTCTTTTAGGTTTGTTATATCCAGAAAATTTTTCTCCTCGATACGTTATAGACATTACTTCTTTTTCTTAGGCCCAGGTTTTTTCTTCTTACCCGCCATGTCTAAAGCAATAGCAGTAGCCTGTTTTATAGTATACCCTTCTTTCCGTAACTTTTTAATATTACTATAAATAACAGCTTGACCTTTTCCCTTTTTAAGCGGCATTTATACTTTCCTTTTTTTCTTTCTTTTTTTAGGCTTTTTCGCTCTCCACGCGGTATCAAGAGCAATCGCAATAGCTTGCCGCTGTGAATAACCCTCTTCTTTTAATTTTTTAATATTACCAGATATTACTTTTTTATTCTTTCCTTTTTTAAGGGGCATCCCCCTAATCCTTTCTTACTGTACACTCGCAGCAACCACTATCTGGTATGCACGAAGTGCATTCACACGGATCACAAGAACACTCAGGAGTAGAACAAGTCATAGAATTTCCAGACATCAAAACACCTCCTATTCTTATTAAATTATACTCTATTTTTTTACAATAGGCAATCTTAAATTTTTAAATTATAACTTCCCAACCACTGAATTAATTTTTTTAATTCCTAATTCATCTGAAGATTCCAAAGCTCTACCAACAACAGCGAAAATATTCTTAGTTTCTGCAGCAATAGCAATTCCTGGCTGAGAACTCGCTACTAATCTTTGGCCCTTTATTACCTTTCCTACTACCTTTACAGGAACTTTTCCAGCCAAAGCTACATAAGGATGTGTTTCATCAGTACCCCCCAAGGAATTCATTCCATACGCTGGACTCGCAGAAATTACTCCAAATACTTCTGGAGTACTTTCTTTATCGGTTTTAGTAATTTCTTTTTCTCCTCCTAACATTACTACATCTCCTGCTTCTAATAATGAATCGGCTTCAAAACGTTCTGCCAAGTCAGCGTAAAGAGCGCTAGTAGCAGTTCCATAAAAATTAACCGCATGTATACCACGCCACTTATGAACCAACCCACCCAGATCTTGAGCATTATTAGAAGTGGGATAAATACCGCTTGTATTAGCTAAAGCCCTCTGAACTCCTGCTGTAGCAATTCCTATAGAATCAGCAGCATTACTAAATAACCCAGTGTTAGGATCGTTATCAAAAGTGTAGCTTGGCTTAGCAGCCGTTCCTACGTGCGCCCGTATAGGTTGTACAAATGCTCCACCTATATATACATCATTTATTTGGTTTGCAACGTTACCTATATTTTGAACAAGATTTCCTTTAACAAAAATATTTGCCATAGTAGTATTTTGATAAATTGGAACTGGGTCATCCCAATTTAATTTTGCTACTCCAATAGAAGCGTCAGGAGGAATACTAACATCAGCAATTCCATTAACAGCATTAGCTGTTCTTAAATACAAACGATTATTCGCTGATCCGGCAGAATTACCCACAGTACAAATTAACTCACCAACTTCAATAGCAGAAAACTTAGCATGACCAGTACCCGCAAGAGTAGCAGCTACAGCTAGAGTAGAAACTATTCTGGTTCCTATCCCCACCCGAGTAAAATTTCCAGTTACATGCCCGCTTTGCCCTTTAAAAGCATTAGAATCTCTAATAAAAACTACTCCATTAGCAGAGTCGCGATACCACATTCCATTAACCAACCCGGTGGTTCCTTCTCGGTTAACGTCTGCCGCCACAGGTAAAGAAGTTCCATAGTAACTTTGTATAAGCGCTGTTAAACTACTGTTATAGTTGCTTCGTGAAACAGCTAAGGTTTGTGAAGCTGGGGGTAAAATAAAGTCAAAAGTTGACATTTTTTATATTCTCCTTCTAAATTCCTACCGCATCTAAAGTAACAACAGGTATCTTCCCGCTTACTTTTCCAGGGTAATTTTTACTCGTAACTGCAACACCATTAGCAGCGAAATAACAATTAACCACAGAAGTACTTGTGCCAACACTACTTACAATAGCTAATACCGCGGTATCCGTATTACTCACCGTTACTGATATGCTTGGTTCTCTTTTAAAATCTTTTGAACTATAATCATAAGATACATTAGTAGCTTGAATTAACTGTTTTTTTCTAAACGTCTTATCCAACAAATCAACAGTATAGTTAAGCTTATCTAAAAGATAATCATTTTCGACAGGGTTATTATTCTTTACTTTTAATCTAACCTGAAAATATCTAAATTCTTGGTCTGTAGAAAGAGCTTGCATAAAGCCACTTGCTACATTGAAATTAACAAACTTTTCAACATTAACATTTCCGTGAGATGTGACATCCGAAAATAAATCCTTAGATAAAAAGACGTTCGACTTAGAAAAACGAAAATCTACATTCTGAGATATCGCTGAAGGATCGCCTTGAAAAGTTTTATCAGTTATATCTACGTACTGAGTTAAATTAACAATAGTATAAGTAGCAGCATTTTGAGTAACGTTAGGCATAGCATTAGCAGTAATATGATACCGACTAAAAACGTTATCAAGCGGGGGTCCACGATTTGTAGCTACGTATGTATTTCCTAATTCAATTGCTACTGAGTTAATTACATTAGCAATTAAAGCAAAAGAATTAGCGTTAGCAGTGTCTCCGGCAAATTGACCCTCGTTCCAAATCGCATAAACATTTCCAGAAAATATCTTAGCTTCAGGTAACGTGCTAACACCGCCACTAAGATCAGTAGCATTAGAAGTCAAACTTTTAGTAACAAAATTATCAAAAGCAATGGTTTCTGCAGAAGTAATAACGTTATTAAACAGGTACGCCCCGATTCCAACAGGATTGCCTCCTGCTCCTAAAACAATAGCCTTATCTATTAAAACATTTGCCCCCGGAACCCCAGGTCTACCTTTTTGAACATCACTTGTACCCGACCCAACCTTTCCACCAAATCTCGTAGCACTGGACCACGTATCGGTAGTATCAACGCTACCTGCGACACTTACAATAACCTTTCCCGTAACATTAGAACCTATATCTCTTACTTGTGTTACATAATCGGCATCAGAAGTTGCAACTAAGTCATCAGGATCAGTAGTAGAACTCCAACCAGAAGAAGAAGCATTAGCATTATCAACAGGAGTACTTCGTCCAGGAACGCTTACCAATCGACTCCCATAAACCAATCCTTCAGTTACAGTATTAGCAAAACTAGCCCAATGATAATCACCAGAGTTATCATTAGTAATATCTTCTCCAACAGCACTTGTAGCAAATGGAGTTTTAGGATCTCCCTCACTATACGCCTTGAATACATCAAGATCAGCAGGTCTTGTAGCCTGAAACTGAAAACCTATAAACTGAGAACTTCTATTACCGCTAGTATCAATAGTAGAAACAATATAGGTATTTAGATTAAAATCAGGAATAGGTGTTACAGCGCTTGTGCCTGGCGCAGAAACTAATGCAATTTGAGGAGAGCGATTAAAAGCCGCAGCCAAAGCACTTTGATCTGCTAAATCAATAGCTCCCGCAGTAAACCTGATTTCAATATTTTCTAAATCTGGATCTATTAAAGTTCCATCTGGTTTAGTAGGAAGAGTCCAGTTAAAAACTAAGTTAGCCATTACTATCATTTTCCTTTTTCATTAGTTTGTACCTACAATAAAGCCGCTAACATTACTCGGAGGCTCTGTTTTTCCAATTATAATCTGTGAAACTTCCGCAGGGATTCCGCGTAATTGTCTATTTAAAGGCGTAACTCTTACAAGTAAAGTTACGTTAGTTCCAGAAAGACGGGTTACGTTTTGAATTGTATATCTAATTCTTCCATCACTTCCAACTCCGAGCCTGTCTACTTTAACCGTATTAAAAGATGCTATCGGAGTAAACTGATTAACACCCCCTATAAGCTGCGTTCCTGAAATTTTATATGAAATTTCATAATCAGTTACATTTTGATCAGTAATATCATCAAAAGAAATAGTAGCACGAGTAGATAATCCCCTAATCGTATCTATAAAGAAACTTTCAGTAATCTCTAAATTTCTCACTCTTCTAATTGGAATTTGTCTAACAAAAAGAGACCGACTAGTAAACTTACTCAATCGACCTGCAGAATTTTTATTACGAGCACGTACAGCATTTAAACCGAAAGGAACATTAGGAATGGTTTTTCTTGTTGTTTCTCCAAGAAAAATTTGTTCAAACTCTAACTGACTCGCTAACGAGTATATTTGGTTATTAGCTAGATTCCAGTTCCCAGGAAAAGTAGAAGCATTATAATCAAAACTAAATGTATTTGCTGGTTGAATAACATTACCAATAAAACCTGAAGGATTAGGAGTAACGTTAAGAATAGTGCGTCCTCCCACATTAGCTTTTAAAGACTCTCCTAAAGTGATTCGATAAATAGTGTTAGCAGTTATCCTAGCGTTATAATCAGTAGCAAAAGCCGGATCGTAACTTACATTCGAGACAGCATATGTATTACCTGTAAAAAGAGTTATATTATCGCCTTTTTCAACTGCAGGAACAGTATAGTAAGTAGCCTCAGTTCTTGTTTTTCGTTGTGCCCCAGCAACCGATCCAAAATCAAAAGTTATAGTATCACTATCCAAAGTAAACGTATAAGAATCATCTTCTTGTTGAATCCCATCCACAAAAAATTTAATAAAATTTTTAGATTTAACATCTACTCCTAAAGGTAAAGTTTTAGCTCCTGTAAATCCAGAAACATTGTTCTCTAAAATTAACGTCTTTGTTGAGCCTGCTATATAAACATTACCAGCTTTTGGAGTGTTAGGTCTCCAACCAGAGGTAGTTGACGTGGTAGCCCCCTTTAAATGATCTTTATCAATCAATTGTTGAAAAGTAACATAAAATGGAGGATCTTTTAATTTTAAAAATAAAGTTTTTGCCCCAGAATGATCGTTAACAATTTTTACGGTATTTGTAATAATATCAGATCCTACAATGTTATAAGTTAGTTCTGTAACAGTACCTCCAACTGATCCAGGAAAATCTGGCTGAGTAATATCAGTAGTTTTATCAATTACTGGAACAGTAACGTAATCATCACCTTTTATAGTTCCGCTAGCAGCTTTAAAAGTCTTGTCGTTAACCGCTAAAACGTGTTTATCAAAATTGTAATCATGTAACTGGTTAAATCCTACCAAAGTAAATTTAATATTACCATTTGGCCTCTTAACCGGGTCTTCATCCACTACGCTAACAGCATTAGCTAAAAGGGGAATGGAACCAAAAATAGTTTGAAAATTATTCTTTCCCAATAACACTGCAACTTGGTTATTAGAAAACTGACTAGTATTAGATGCTTTAAAATTTAAAGTCGCCATTATGGATTCACCGTTAAAATGTCAGAGACTGCACTTGGTACAGCATATTCGTAAATAGTCTTAATTGCAATAGGATAGTTAGTAACATCCGTACTATCAAAAATATCAATATCAGTTACCACTCCTCCGTCTGGAAGCTGTCGAGGATTAGGTGTTAATATAAATTGCGGAGCTGGTGGCGCAACCAGAGGACTATAAGTATCTACATAACGAACTGGGGTATAATTAATAGCAGTATCTGAGTCAATATAAACATTAGCAATATACTCAGCTGCCGTAACTGTAACTTTCTCATCCTCGTCTCGTTGAACGTCGCTAATTTTAAACAACTTATCTGTAGTGTCACGGTAAAAATTGTCAGGATTAACCTCTCCTAAATTCCACATATCTCCACGAGCAGGTACGGTATTAGCTGTCCATGCAAAATTGACATTCCAAGTTCGAGTCTTTAAATCATAATATTCCAAAGCCTTAACCGTAACTGAATCTGAACCCCCACTTACGTTAGACGTTCCGTCTGCTTTAGTACCAGTACTCGTTATATCGTAATGATTATTACTAACAATATATAATCTCATATCATCATTACGATTATTAAAAATCCGCATTCCTACTGGAAAAGTATTAGCCGTAAATACGGCGGAAGTAATAGCCGGAGCAGTAAAATGCTCTAAAAATACATTGGAAGTTTGAACAGTATGAGTATTACTCGACCCTCTTAAAGCTGAATTTGCCCTTACTCGCCCTCCAAAACCCCAAGCAGTTCCTGCCAACCGTTGCTGAACTGCAATCAAGTCTCCTGGTACTAAAGATAAAGCTGACGTATCAGTTTCAAACCCAATCTTTCGTCTTACAAACTTACTCGCGGCAATCATATATTGAGCGTATCTTACTGCTTGACTACGTCGTGTTACTCCAGGTAAATCCAAATTTTTAATATTTTCAATCTGGTTAAGAGTATCCACCGAGGTGGGATCATCAACCCTAATCGTTTCTCTTTTATAGTGGTTAGCTACATTAATGTAATTAACATCGCATCCTGTAATAATCTCACTTTCACTAATACCACTAATCTGTACTGAATCAGGTTTCATATTGCTTTCATTAAAAATCATAATAGGTATTTCATCAGGCATATCAATCTGTAAAGATAATTTTCCTCCGCTATATATAATGATAGCTCGAATAGTACCACAAATCTGATTTATTAAATCAAAAGCTTGTTGCTGGTCAGCTAATAACAAGTCTAAAATAAAACGTCTTTCTTTTATATTAATACCTTCATTTATTCCTATTAAAGTTTCTCGAACTGTCCCAAACTTACCTTGAGGTTTATGCCGAAAAGTGCCATCAGAGATTCCAGCTACCCCAGCCCATTTTCCTGTTGCTGCATCAACTCCGTCACAGTATTGGGCTACCTTATAAAACTGAAATATGTCAATATTACCATCCGGTATTCCTAGACCATAAGTACTGTTAGTTAAGATGTCGTAAATTATCCAAGCAGGATTTTGCGTCCAAGAAAAAGTGAAGCTACCATCCCACACTCCTTTGTAAATTTGAGGATTAAGATCAGTTTTTAAAGTACCTGTTCCTGAACTTTGAAGTCGATACCCGTTTGTAGTGTAACCATTAACTCCTGTCTCGGGTAACTCCAACTCTCTCCAATCAACCTCTCCAGTAGACAATATTGGTTGGTTATAATTACTAGGAACTTTTACTAACAAACCTTTTACCACACTGGTAAAAGTCGGTACCCCTCCTACGTGCTCATTAAAAGCTAATAAAGAATACCCGATTAGCGCCGTTCGAGGATAAGCAGAAACCTCATCCTTAACTTCTAACCATGTCTGGAAACTAATGGAATCTTGAACACGAGAAGAGTCTGAATCGTTAGATATTTTTTTAATAGTAAATTTATAACCAGCCTTACTACGATTTGCTTTAGGAATAGGATACTGAATTTGAAACTGAAAAGGAACATTTGTTTTATTATGAAACTCACGTACTACTTTCTCTCCCAATACAGTAGTTCCCGTGCGATCAAAAACTTCAATCTGTATATTCAAATCTTTGTTAAAAATATTTCCTTGCTCATCTACTCTGGTAAGAGCCTGAATCCCAAAAGTAAAAATTAATTCTGAGTAATCATCAATACTAGTATTCTGAAGTATAACTTCCGATTTAGGAACTCCCTCTACATTACCCTTTCTTAAAAAAACCCTACTTGCCAATTGTTGTGGAATTACGGTTCTTTGCCCAAAAACTGGCATTTCTACCTGAGTTAAAGTTCCAGTACGAGTAATAGTTTTAAAAACATCCGTATTTTCCTTCCCATCTCCATCCAAATTAATTAAATCATCAATAGTTCCCTCGTTAATTTCAATATCTTGAGGCCCTAAAGGATTAACTCTATAAATGGGTCCTTCTCCTAGAGCGATAGTAGCAAAAACAATATCCGTCGAAAATAAATTATTTGGCTCTTCAGTAGGAGCAGGCGCAGGTGAACCCCCTGATTTACCTGCTCCTTTATTATGAACTCGAAAACCATCGGCAAAAAATGTATGATAATCCTGAACAGTTATTATATAAACAACTTGTTTAGGAATAGAGTTAATATACAAAATCTTTTGAGATTCGCCTTTTAAATCAACTAAGTAATCCCCAACCTCAAAGTTAAAGGCATAATCGTACTGTCCTGATGCTTTTAATACCCAATGATTCGGAGTTAATACTAAGTTAGCTGTTCCAAAAACAAACTCTATTAAATCTTGCTTCGCATGTGTTTCTACCTCAGTAATGGGACGAGACATCACCTCTCCATCCGGAGTGTAACATAAAACTTTGTCTCCTATCTGACAGTCTTGGATAGGTGTACTGCCAGAAGGTGTTAATACTGAAGTATCTGCAGGAAAACAACCGCCTTTAGCACCCCAAATTTGAGGGGCTGCGTATGGAGTTATATATTCAATATGCATTATCTAACTTGCTCCT